CAGAGTGCTCAGGGCGCTGACGGCTTCGGCAATCGACGCATTCACGCTGATCTGCGCTACTTGGGTTGCTATTACCGAAGCACTTTCTGCAATGGCTACGGAGATCAGCAGACCTCTGGTCATGTCGTCAGTACCAGTCGCCGCCTCAGCCTGTGCTGCTGCGAACGTACCAATAACCGACTGTGCATCTGCGGCTGAAGCGCTTTCCGCCCGGGAAGCCAAGAATGTGCCGATGGCCGCTTGAACATCCGTAGCTCTGGCCTGCTCCAAAGCGCTGGCCACCATGGTGGCGATGACCGACTGCACACTTGCTGCGGAGGATGTCTCTGCCTGCGTGGCCACCATTGTGGCGATGACGGACTGGGTTTCTTGGGCTGCGGAAAACTCCGCCATGATGCCGCCCCGAACGAGGTTTGGGACTTCGGTGACTTCCGTGGCCGTAGCCGCTTCAGTTGCGGAGACGGCGAACGTGTTCCCGCCTAAAGAGGCGAAGGGTGCTTGGGCAAAAGTGACATCGCCAAACACCGCACGTCCTATCAGGCGGCGTCGAGCGAGAAGGAGTACGTGACGTTCAGCGTGTCGCCGTTGTCCACCGTCTTGTCGCCGCCCGTGAAGTTGCCCACAGAGAACAAGATGCCAGAAGTGCCGCTGTTCACGCTGGCCAGCAATGCACCAGCAACCACAGTACCGTTCACCAGCATGGCAAACGAGCTGGGGCTGGCCGTGTTGGAGATCACCGATGGATCAGCCGTGGTGGCTGTGCCAAATGTCACTGTCTTGCGGTTGCCAGTGTAGGCGGTGCCGGGGACCAATTCATTCCAACCGGGGTTTGTGGCTAGTGTGTCGGTAGCAGCGTATGTGTTGCCAGAACCGGGACCTGTGACCAAACCAAGGAACCAAGCAGCCGTGTAACCCACGCCGCTGAAGTACTTGGAGTTCATGTCCTGCAGACCCTCGTTGACCACGAGGTTGTGAAAGGTGTCGGACCACTTCTCTTGGCCGTCTGCATCCACGCAAGTGACGGTGAACACGCCACCAGCGCCAATACGCTCAGTGCCTGCGCGTTGAGTGATCAGGCCTGCTGTAACGCTGTCTTGTGCTTTGCTGTGTTCCATGATGTGTCCTTACGAGATGCGCACGATGGCGCTGTTGGCATCGGCAGTTGGGAAAATGACTTGGAAGGTGTCGTTGCTCACGGTCTTGTCAGCGCCGAAGTCCAGAACAGCCACGGACTTGTTGCCCTCTGTGCTGTTGTAGATCAACGCGCCCCGGGCCGTGAAGGTTGCGCTTGTCCAAGAGGTGTTGGCAAAGCTGAAGTAAGCCGTAGGCACGTTGGCGCTGTTGTTCGCAGCCACGGGCGTGGTCGTGATGACCAGTGTGTTGCCGCCAGCCACGTAACCCGTACCAACGACTTCGCCGGAGGTTGTGTAAACAGCCGTGGAGCCGTCCAGATTGGCGGCAGCGGTGTACAGCGCGATCTTGAACGTGTCGGGCGATGTCGGTCCAAAGTTGTGGATGCCTTGCGGCAGTTCCACCTTGAACGATGTGGTTGCGGTTTGCGCGATTGTCATGACAGCCTTCTGTTAATTGACGTGGAAGGTGTTGGATTTTCTGCGGTTTTCCGAACGCGGAACAACTCGCAAATTCCAAGGGGTGTGAAGTCCTGAAACAAACTTCCCCCTGAGCGGCACTTCGTGGTCAACCTCCCAAATTATGCCAGTTGCCTCGGTGCGCAACTTTGCAAGTTCATAGGCTTGCTGGATCATCCACATAAAATCCACATTTTCTTTTACAAACGCTGGTGTTGCGTTTTTGCGGCTTGCGTATCTACGCGCAGTTCTGGCATTAACCGATGCCTTGTTGTTTTTTACCCACCTTGCGCACTTCGCATTGTGTCGGGTGCGGTTTTTTTCAACCCACTCTTTTGCTCGCATCTTCCCCTTTTCGGGGTCATTTTTATATGCCGCCTTTGTGCGTTCAACAGCGCAAATCTTGCATGTGTTGCAATGATTGTCTTTGCGTGACTTATCCAGATGAAAGTCATCAAGAGATTTTTGCTGTTTGCAGGCGCTGCATAGTTTCATTTTTAACTCACATTCAAGCGAACTTGCCCGCTGCGATAGGCGTCCTGCCGCTGTTTCGCATCACCCAGATTTTTCAGCAGGGCAATCGCTTGCATGTACATGTCCTGATACAGCTTAACCATGTCCGGCTCGCCTTTCATAAACCGAATAGCCTCAACAAGCGAACCATTCAATAGCGCGGAATCAAAATTATCACCCAGCCACGTCTCGCCCGCCGTAACAATTGATTCCGGCATGTAGTAGTAATGCAGCTCAGCGTTGTACGTGGCGTCCGGTGTGGGTCCCAAGATGAACGTCAGCTCATTCACGTCGTTCGACTGAGGTCCGAAGATGGCGTAGTGCTTGGGCTTGCCGGTAGTGGCCGGATTGGGGTACGCCTGACGGATGAAGTTCACATCCTTGTCCAGCAGGAACTCGTAGTTCCCACCTGCAGCCGGGTAGATGGCCAACGAGTACACCGACAGAAAATCATTCGGAGCGGCCAGATACTTGTTGTTCGCAGTCAACGTACCAGTGACGTTCTTGCGCAAGTTGGCCAACTGCACCGTGTTGTAGATTTTCTGTTCCGCCTGCTGCGTGAACATGGCGTACTGCTCCTCTGTGAACTCGTTTTCACAGATGTCAGCAATGTTGATCTTCAGCTCGGCGTAGTTCATGCTTTATGCCATTGGACCCCGGGCAATGGTGCCCTTGGTGGCGCAACCAGTACCACGGATTTTAATGCCAGTGGTCTTTACGTTATCCGCAGCAGGATCGCCTGCGCTTACGCGGGGCGTGGCTGTGTATCGCGTCATCTTGTTCGCAGCCAAGGTGTTGGGGTCTTGCATGACCTTCATGCCTGCGCCGGGCTTGCCATCCATCGTGTGGGGCTTGGCGTAGACGCTGGCTTGGCCAACCTCTTTGCCCATCATCTTTTGACTGAATTTGGCCATGATTAACCTCGCTTTTGTGCTGCGACCTTAGCCAAACCACGGCCCATGGTCTTCATGTCAATGTTGCGCTTGCCACCGCCGCTTTTGCCGGGGTTTCCACCCTTCATCTCTTTGGCTGTGGGGCCGCTGTCGCCCAAGTTTTTACCTTCGGTTTTGCCTTTTTTGGCGATGCCGTCAGCAGATCGTGTGAATGCCATGAGTAACTCCTTAAGATACCGATATTGTCACCGTGCCGATGAGCACAGTCAACGCCAATGTGTTGGGTGTGAGAAACGTATCAAACGACCTTGACCCACCCACCGGGTTCCACCCCCACTGAATATCCCGAGAGCCGCCAGACAGGTTGCCGTCATCATTCAGGCCAGAGGTCACGTAAGTGGTGTCCTTGCGTGGGTTTCTCAGCGCCTGCGGGTCATCCACAGGGAACGTGCCAAGCATCAACTGAGGCTGATCCGGGTCCCAGCACTCCGGGCACACCAGCAGCTCGTACTTGCGCTGCTTGATGATCTCGGTCCTGAGCTGCTTGAGTTTAAATTGCTGGCCACAGCGGTCGCACATGGCAATCGCTTTGTGGCCTGCTGCAAACCGGTTCGCCATCAGTAGCCACCGTTTCCAATGTGCATTGCACGAGGAACAAACCGAACTGCTGCCTTTTCACGGTCCTCCGAAGAGGCAAGGTCCCAAGCCTCATCGTACTGCTGCTTCAGGATTGGCAAGCGCTCCATTGCGCCGGGAATCTTGAGGGCAAGGTGATAAGCCAAGCCAGCCGTCATGGCCTCATAGAAGCGGAACGGCATGTCCATGGTGTTCACACCCGTGCCAGCGTCCTGCATGCGGCGCAAGCGCCAGTACACGAACACGTAGGGCTGCGAGTTGTCTGGAATTGGCCAAACCGTAATGCGAGGCGTGTCCAAGCGCTCAATCCAGACCTGAATGGGTCGGGCTTGCTGCAGCTTGTTGGGGATCGTGGCGTAAGTGGAGACGCTGATCCGAGTGATAGTCAGGTCGGCCTGCGTCGAAGCGCTGCCAGCACCCGTGCGGATTACATGCTCAAGCAGGTCTACCGTGTCGGCGGGCAAGTTGTATGTCGCTTGGCCGGGGATCAAATTGATCATGCCCTGCTCATACGTGAACATGTTCAGGCCCTTGTTCGCCCACTGCGAAAACATCAGGTTCAAGGACCGACTAGCCGTTCGAAGGTCGTAACCGGTGCGCAACTCACCACCAGCGCGTTCAAACGCCTCCTCCACGATTTCCGTGAGGTCCATATTGAACGCGGTAGTGCCTGATGTTGCCATGATTTACTTCTTCGCAGTCTTTGCCGATTGTGTAAATGCGCTGGCAGTTGGAGCTCCGGCGCTGCCGACCTTACGCATTTTCTCACCAGAGCCAGCGGCAATACGCTTTCGCTTTGCATGGATGTTGTCATACAGACCCACCTTTCCGCCAGCGGCGTACTCGGTAAAGTCAGTATCGTCCCGGCGAGCCTTGCGCTTGCCTTTGGGCATCTTGGAGGGGGAGATGGCCCCCATCCCACGGCTGGCCAACATATCAGCAGGTCCTGCCGCCCATGGCCATCTTGACCATCGTGCCCTTGGTGTGGCCTTTGGTCACGCAGCCGTCAGCACGAGTCACTCCGCCTTTGGCGTAGCTTTTTTGGCCGCGCACAACATCACGAGGGTCTTCGGACGGCGGTGTCTTCGACGCCTTGTTATAGGCTTTGGTGTCGGCTTCGGACGCCTTCTTGTCCGCCATCATCTGGCGGGCTTCTTTTTCTGCTGGACTCATATCGTTCTCCTTAGCAAGTTTTGCCGCCACGGGCCATTTTGATCATGGTGCCCTTGGTTTTACCCTTGGTCTCGATGCCACCACCTTTGGCCATGCCGCCGGCCTTCATACCAGCGTGAGCTTTGGATGCAGGCGCAGAAGCGTGGGCTTTCAAAGAAGAAACGATACCACCCTTCTTCATGCCTTTGGCTTCAGCCATCTCGTGCTTGATCATGGACTTAGGAGCACCCTTCTTTTTCATGAAGGACACTTCTTTTTTCATCATCTCTTTGGATTCTTTCATATCGCCACCTTTGGAAAATTTGCGGCCCTTGTCCGCGTTGGAGAAATCTTTGCCCACGGACTGTGGGACGCCTGCTTTCTTCGCAAACTCCGGGCTGTGCGCTACCGCACGCATGAAGTCGGCTTGCTTTTTACTGCTGGACGGCATTGTTGCCTCGCAAGTTGTCAATTTTGCGTTCCAGACGGTCGAACCGGTCGAGCAACTGTTGCATGTCAGCCCGGAATTCCGAGCGTGTGATGTGATCTCGTGCCACTTCCTCTCGGGTGCGGTTGAGCAGAATGCCAAGACGGTTGATCTCGGCAAACTTCTCTTTCAAAATAAACCCGAGCATGGCCACAATGGCGGTGAGCACGAGATTCCAGACCATCATTTCCATATCAGCACTTCCATCGCGCCAGTGACGCGGCTTTACGAGTGGGCTTGCCCTTCTCGTCTTTCATTGGGCCGGGCATACCACTCATGCGTGCGCAGAACGACTTGCGCCGTGCTGCGTCTTTTTTGTTCTTCGGGTTGGGGGCTGGCGGCTTAAGGTTCATACCCTGAGCCTTGGCGGACGCCCGCCCTTTTGCATTCAGGCCCCCTTTCGGGTCTTTGCCTTCGGCTCTTTGCCACGCAGGTGTCTTAGCCATTACGAAGTCCTCACGAGAATAATCTGAAAGTACGACGATACGTCGTTGTTTGTACCAGAACCTTTGGCCGTTGCTGTTACGCACTCTCCGGGCAAAATCTGGACTGGGTAGGCGAAGTCGTAATCAGCAGTTCCGCTACCAATCGTAGTGATGGCCGCTGTGCGAGTTATGCCGTCTTGCCCGCGCTGCTTGAGTCGGGCTGTAATGTATTGGTTGGCGTTGGCTGTACCACATGTGACGCTGCCGTATATAAGATAGCCAATATATCCGGTCGGGCATGTCCAGTGGCCAACCAAAGAAAGATTATCTCCAATACCCCATCGCGTCGGGCTTGGCCGTCAATATCGCTGCCGGAGACATCGTCAACCTAGTTGACAACGGCACTTCGACCACGATTACCAAGCAGACTGGTACGGGCGACACCTCGACCGATATCGCAATGCTGGGCGTGTTCGTAGGTTGCACCTACACCGACCCGTCGACGGGCCAGATCACGTTCAACAACATGTGGCCCACGGGCACTGTGGCTTCCGACGCTCTGGCCTATGTCCCGAACACTGGGGACGGTGCTGATGTGCGGGAGTCCGCAAAAGAAGCAATGGGCGCAATCGCAAAACTTGCCGGAATGAAAGTCGTGCAGGTAGGCAAGCGAATCGAAATTAGAGCAAACGACGAATGACATCCTACCCCATCACCATGCGCACCGGCGCGGTAGTCGGTGGCCGCCCCGAACTGGCCGAGGCATTCCGCGCCCTGCCGGACGGCAACTACACCGTGACCATCGCCCCGGCGGGCGACCACATGGCGGCTATTTCGGTCATCGTGGAGTGGTACGGGGGGCTGGACGAAGTGGAGCGGGAAAACCCCAACTTGCTGAGCGACATGATTGAGAACGCCCGCAAATTATCCGCACACTGCTACCACCTTGCGCAGCAAGTAGCAGCGGCAAAGGAGCGGGCGGCGGCGGAGGAAAGCGCGGTAGAGTGTCAGCGCACGGTGCTGCTGCACTTGGAAAGGCAAAAGGTTGAAGGTGATGGCTTGAAATTCAACGCCACCGCAGCCGGGCTAAAAGCCGATTACGAACTACTTGAAGCGCAAAAAGACGCTGATTTATCACATCGCATTGCCGCCGTTTTAGCGGAGCATTTGAGGGCCGCAAAGGAAGTTTTAGGGGTGATGAGTCGAAATAACATTCCTGCGCTCAGAGATGAGCGGGGGCAAAAATAAAAAGAGCATGAACTTAGCGACAATTCAAAAACTACGCGAGGTCGTAAACACCACAACACGAGACGATTGGTGGTGCAGTGTTCGTGGCGTAGACAATTCAAAGGCGCAAATCTTTGAGCACAAGGGCAAGATTCCAGAAGGCACCTACTTCCTTTGTGACTGCATTGGAAATACGATAGACCTTTGCAAAAAGACAAAAAGGAAGTTTCGCAATGCCAATGGCCGGTTGGTTGCTTGCAAGGTCATTGAAACCATTGTGCCAGACTGTCACAACAAATTCGGCACTGCCTTGAATGGCGAATGGGTTATCCCTTATCATCTTTTCGGCTAACTGGTGCTTTCCCGCTTTGCGCCGCTTAGAAGCGATTGGCGGGAAAGCGGGGTTAGTCGAATCTTAATATTTTGAACATGGACTTTTCAGGCAAAAAAATAATGATCGGGCTTTCAGGCGGCATAAACAGCATGG